CAACCCTGTTGGAGCTATTCCCACTCAAAAAATTAATTTGATTAAAGATAAATTTTCTCCCAAAGCCACAGATCGTCAACCAATTATTGAAGGTAAACTTCGTGCTTTAAAAGCTTTTAACGAACAAGCCCTAGCAAGAGCTCAAGAGAGGATGTCATTGATTGACCAGCATAAAGGAAATCCACCACCTCAGGAATTAGAGAAATTTGATCAAGAAACAGAAACTTTAGCTGATGCCATGCTGGACTATAACATCACTCAACAAGCACAAGAAGTAAATAAAACCTCATTCAACTCACTTCCTGATCCGGCTCAATTCAAAGGTAAATCAATGTTAAACAAAGAAACTGGTCAGAAAGTTAAATCTGACGGTGAAAAATGGAACCCTATATGACATGGTCACTTGTTGAAGAAGAAGAACCTCAGTTAGCACCACCTCAAACAAGACAGTCTGGATTCAGAGATGTTGTGTCAGAAGAACTTCGATCACAAGGCGTCACGCCTGATGAAGGCGAAGAAATGGAACGCCTTATTGAGCATGGAAGTTCAGAAGCTACAAAAGGTTTACTATCTGGGGCTAGTCTTGGTTTAACTAAGAATGTTCCAACTCTCAAACCTGGTGAAAACATAGCTGCAACAACTGGAGAATTTATAGGTTCAACACTACCCATATCAAGACTGTTAAAAATATTTAATGCACCTCTTGTATCATTAGCCAGCAAATCTCCTATCTTTCAGAAGCAATTGACTTCATTAGCAAATTTAACAGGTGCTTTTCTTGCAGGAGGGGCTTACCAAGCAGGAGAAACAGTCGCGAAGGGGGAGATGCCTAACCCTAATGAAATGATTGAACATGGGGCACAATGGGGTCTTCTTGATGCGGCACTTCAAACAACTGGGAAAGCTGGACAGTTTGTTTCTTCTTTGGTTAAGAAATCAAGAGCCAGTAAAACCGCTCCTTTTAAAGTTTTAAATGAAACTCTTGAGCAATTGAATGCTTCTAAAGAAAAATTAACTACTCCTGAAAAAATCGCTGAAAATGCTTTAGATATCTTAGTGAAAGAACCTGTACAAGTTCAGGTAGATATTCGTGGAAAGAAGATTGAACCCCAATTCCTTGATAAACTTTCTAAAGAAGCACCCTCTATCGCTGAACCTTATCAGCCAAGTGAATTGAAGTTACCTGAAGTTGAGAACAGTCTCATAAAATCCCAGAATGAAGCACGATTAAACGCTATTTCTGAAAGAGCGGGTTCTGAAAAAGAGTTAGGAGAGAACATTCAAAAAGACATTCAAGATCAATTAAAAAAAGCTCAAGAAGGTTACGAACCTCTTTATGAATTAGTTCAAGAACAAGCTAAAGATATTAAATATGAACCCACCAAAACAATGGATTTAGTTGATACTACTCTTAAAGATTTGCAATCATTAAAAACTAAACCTGAAGGGTATCAAAAAGTTATTTCTACGTTAGAAGATGCTTTAGAAGACCTGGGAAATAAGAAATTAAACACTAGAGGGTTTGGGGGATTTACAGTCAAAGAACCGATACCACTCACTAATCTCATGGAATTAGGACGTCGTTTAAATAAAATAATTGACTATGACATTGTTGGTTCTTCCATTAAAGACAAATTAAAGCCTGTGGTCAGGAGTGTTAAGCAAGAGATAAGGGAAGCTCTTGGTAAAGCGAATCCCACCCTGTCCCAAGTGTTCAATACTGCTGAAAAGAGCTATGGCGATACTGCTGAGAAGTTTGGAAAAGAACTAATTTTGAAGATGAGAGGGGAGCAAATCCCTGAGAAACTAGCTAAATATCTCGATCATCCCACGTCTATTCAGGAATTGAAGAAAGTTCTTTCACCTAAGCAAATCTCACAAGTTGAAAGAGAAGTATTGAACAAAATAGAGGGTTTATCACCTGAGAAATCAAGAAAATACTATCGTGAAGTTCAAGATCAACTTTCTCCTGAATCAAGAAAAGTGGCTTTAGAAATTGTAAAAGAAAAGTCACCCCAGTCTCCCTTTGGCAAAGATGCTCAGATTAGAAAACTGCAAAATGGTGTGTTAGATGATTTAAGCCAATCTCTAGCATCAGGGAAAAGGCCTGAAAAAACACTTAAGTTAATGAAAACTAATAAGGGTACCCAAATTGTCAATGACGCAATTAAAGGCACTCCAAATAAGAAAGAAGTACTAAATTATCTTAGAGAACAATCTTTCTATGATTTTGCATCCTCAATCGTGGGTAAAGATGGAAAGATCGATTACAAGAAATTAAATGAATACTTGAAAGACACTGCAACCATTAATAATTTAAAGCAACTAGGCGGGTCAGAAGCAGTTAATTTCTTAAGAAATCTTGAAAATATGACTAAAAGATTTGAGAAGAATCTAAAGTTAATGGAAAAGATTCCTGGTAAGCAAGCACCCGCTGAATATGGAAAAGACAGACTTAAACAAATGGCAAGGAAAGAGCAGCCATTTAAGTTTAAAGTAGAAGACCTCGTGGATAGCTTAGGAATTCCTACTAAGACAGCCTTAGGAGTAATAGGAGCATTGACCTTTGGAATACCTAAAACAGCAGTTGCGGGCGTTGGGTTAAAATTACTTTATAAAATGATTATTAATCCAAAAGTTCAAAGAGCATTTAAAAACGCTTTAAATCAATCACGAATAAGTCCTGTACAGCTCCTTCAATCTTTTGAGAAATTTGATAAACTTGTGGGAGAAGAGGAATTAGAAAATACTGAAGGACAATGGATTCTTCAGGAGGCCTCTTAATGATCCTCTGCCCTAAAGATCCTATTAGACTTTTACATCTTCGTTATGAAAGAGTCGTTTTGTTGAGCTGGGTTAGTCCAAATTATCTTGTATGGATAGCTACGTAGTTTAAAAGCTCAACGGGGTAAGCGAACCGTTCAATTCACACTTACCCCGTGAGGCATTGACACGGCTTATCTTGTCGGGTAATTAATACTTATTTTAGAATATTTAATCTATCTTTTTCGATCTCATCAATTCATCAATAATCGATGTTACCTCAGTTCCACCAGACCAACATTTGACAAATCTTTGATTGCAATAACACTCAATTAGATCTCTTCGATCTGAGTAAGCGAAATCAAATTTATCTTCGAAGATCTTAGCTAATCTTTTTACTTTCAGGCGTCTTTGATACTTAATCATTACATACCTGTTTGTTTTGAATTTCTATTGGTTCTTCAACAACATTTCTTAAATGACATTTATAAAATTTTTCTTTTACTTTCTTTAGGCTCTGTTGCAAATAAACACCGGTCGTCCCTACATCCGAATGACCCATCATTTCTTGAATAATTCTCAAGTCTGCACCGTTATCCAATAAATGGGTTGCAAAGCATCGTCTAAATGAATGAGGATGAACATTTTTATTTTTGAACCCGCATTTCTTTGCATATTTTTTTACAACAAGCCATAGAGATTCTCTTCGCATTTTTTTAATTGAATTTGGTTTAGCTAGAAATACAAAGTCATCGATCTTAAGGTTGGGTCTCCAACGTAACCAATAAGCTGAAAGAGCATTTAAAAAACTTCCTGTAAATGGAACAATTCTTTCTTTAGAGCCCTTGCCAAAAACTAAAACTGTTTTATCTTCTAGATTGAGATGTTTGACTCGTAGTTCACATAGTTCTGTGATTCTTAATCCTGATCCATATAGAAGCTCTAAAATAGCTCGATCCCTCATACCCTCCATTGACTTCAAATCAGGAGATTCTACAAGCCTTGAAATCTCTAATTCAGTCAAACTATCAGAAACTTTTTGCCAAACTTTAGGAGATTGAAATAATGCTAGGGGATTTTTAGGAATGACATCTTCTTTCTTAAGGAATTTAAAAAATGATTTACATCCTTCTACAAAACTTCGAACTGAACTTGAACTCAGCTTCTTTTTCTGAATAGCACTTAAGTGTTTAATAAATAGATCTTCAGTCACTTCAGTGATGTCATTAATGTTCTCTTTAATTAAGAACTCAATGAATTTTCTATTGTGACGGCTATAAGTTAAAATTGTATTTTGAGAATATCCTCGATCAACTTGAAGGTAATTCAAAAAATCTTGTAGATGAGTAAATAAAGGAGAATCAAGTTGAGGAACCACAGGCTTTTTATGAAACACATGATCTAGATTCAAAAATCGTAATAGCCTTCTTGAAATAGAAATAATTGTCTCAATGGATTTTGGTTTTAAACCCTGTTTTTTTAGACTTCTTTTGAATTGAATAAAGGTTGTTCTTGTAACTTGAGAGAATTCTTTAATGTCATTAGAGGAAAGAAACTTGACGAAGTAGTTCAGGTAGTTAAAATAACCCCTTATTGTTTTTTCAGATGCTCCCATTCCACTGATTATATGATCCTTAAAGTTTGCTAAATCTCTAATAAACGTTCCCATAGTAGACCCCCTTTTAAATTTGAAGTTAGCAAAAATAAGAATAAAATAATACTCATAGTCATTATATAATACTTATAGTCTCTGTACTCATAGTCTTAGATCTTTTATTGTTTTACTTTTGGAGGAATGAATGAAAGATCCTAAGAAAAAGAAATCACCCGTCAAGAAAGCATTTGGGATTAAGGTTAAGATCAAACGGTATGAGAATGAATTGACACAAGAGCAGCTCGCTACTAAATCTAAAATGCATTGGACTTATATTGGTGGGGTTGAACGAGGCGAGAGAAACATTTCCTTGGAAAACATCGTGGCCTTAGCAAGAGCTTTAAAATGCTCCCCGAAAGATTTAATGCCTGAATGATACTTAAAATTTTATAGTCGACTGGTCCAAATTTCCTAATCATTTATTGAAAACAAAAAGGATAAAGAATGGGAAATACAAATATAATAAGCATATAAAAAATAAACCAAAGAAACATAGTTCCCGCAAATAATGAGGAATAATAGATAAATCCGTTCATAATAATCCTTGCTTAACCAACTCGTATGATATCAAATTAGACCCTACAAATCACCTAAAGACATAATTTTAATGTAAAATATTATGAAAGAGCGTGTTGAAGACGTTGGCCGTCTCCGAGAAAAGCTTGATCGTATCCTTGATTCTGAATTATTCGAATCAGCCAGTATGAACGATGAGGCATTCATCGAAAAATTCAAAGATGAAGAAGAGCTTGATACCTTGCGACTGCAATTACAATTCCTAAAAGATAATCTATGGGATTGTTATGAGATTGCGAAAGGAGATGATGAAGAATAATTCATCCTATTCAGGGTGAACAAATATGCTTTGAATGTAGGTTTCCTTTAATAGGCAAAAAGCGAATTTCCACTCTCTTGTCTAACGCAGCAGCAATACGATTAAGCATAGCCAATGAATGCCCATTATAATCAGCATCTTCCAATCGGCAAATAACAGATGCTGTAGTCCCAACTTGTTTAGCAAGCTCTCTCTGAGAAAGTCCTGCTTTCATTCGTAATTCGTAAATTTTTCTTGCTACAGCATTATCAGCTCGAATTTTCTCTAGTTCGGCGATTTTCTCTGGATCATCATTGACAAGACGGCGATGCAAGATTTCAACTGCATCTTCTGTTGGTTTATTTTTTCTTTTAGCCATCTTATTTCTCCTCGTACGTATGTACTTTTGGATTCATCTCAAAATTCTTCCGGCGTTGTATTGCTTTGTCGATCTCTATCGGAGGAACACAATCCTCTTTTATGATTCCATGAGACAATACAGCAGCCACATTACCGTGAAAAAAATAGAGTATTCTATAGTGAATTCCTTGCAGACTTGCCCTGAGTTCGTAAATCTTATCTCTAAGTAAATCGGCTTCCGGCCTGCGTAATTGATGCCCTTCCTCCTTTAATCTTTCAATTCTCGTTAAGCATTTCAAACGAGCCTTTAGGGGAATAGTATCCAACCATTCAAGTACTGGAGCAGTTGTTTCATCCTTTTCTTTGTAGAAAACAACTTTTGTTTGGGCCATATAACCTCTTTGATATTATGTTACCAAATTTGCGAACAAACGTCAACAACGCTTTTCCACCGAAGTTTAAAACAAAGGCGAACTAAAACGACTCATCCGGAATTTCAGGACAATCGCAAAGGGCATGGACAGTTTGACCCCTTCCTTTCATTTGTACGAAAAAATCGTACGGTTGAATTGTCATACAGTATTACTATGTGATAGTCGTATTGTGTTAAAGTCCGATTCTAATCGCGGCATTTTCCTTCCATTTGTTCGTACGTCGAATGTATTTATCAAGGGTATCTCTTTTCTTGTGCCCTGTTTGAGCCATGATCAAGTCTTCGGGCACACCCTCTTTTATGGCTGTAGTAACAAATCCAGCTCTTAAGCTATGACCAGCAAAACTTGGAATATCCTCCCCTCTCTTCGTAGATTCCTCTATCTTAAGCTTTACATAAGGATTGCTCTGAATAATAAGTGCAATGGAATAGCCAGTTAAAGAAGTCTTACTGATATGTCCATGTCGATTTACAGATCTGAAAATTGGCCCTTCTGTGATATTCGCCTCTTGCAACCAGGCTTTTAATGATCGAACAGGACAGGTTAAAGGATTTGAACCGTATGGAATGACAAGATCCCGCTCACCCGTTTTTGATTGCATGATATGAACTTCGATTCCTTCTTCAACAAACTTTATATCCTGCATAGAAAGAGCAGCTATCTCAACACGACGCATGGCACTAACAAAGCCCAACAGCAAAAGAGCTCGATCTCTTATAGCAATGCGAGCTTCATTCGGCTTTGTTTCCTTATTCGCAATAATTGGCTGAAGTTGTTCAGATATCTTTCGAATATCATCAAGTAGAAGAGGGGTCTTTCGGACTTCCTTAGCTGTATTTGATCTCCTAAGTCCATCTAAAACTTCAGATATTTCTTTGCATGAAGAATCAAAAGGATAACCATTCTCTACATGCTTGAATCTAATCCCCCAAACTCGATGAAGCAAAGTAGGAAGTTTAAGAGGCAGTTTAGTTGTAGGTTTTTTCAATCTACCTGATGGTCCAACCCAACTATTCACTGCCCGATCTGCTAAATAAGAAGCAACTATATGAGGAGCGGCTGGTAAAGATTGAAATTGATGTTGATCGCACCAAGTTTGAAAATCTTCCCAATCTGAAGCGTAGCCGTTTAATGTATTTGGAGAATTTCGATTATTCGAAACTAGCTTTGTGGTTTCTGCCAATTTTTCCAATTTAGCAAGTCTATCCGAAACTTGATGATTGGGTTCGATAACAATAAGATTATTCATGATAACATCCTTTAGGTTGCGACAACTGCACTTATCGAAAGTAAGAAATAGCATAAATGGAAATGATAAGTCAACAAATTTTGTCATACTATCTCTCAATCTTACTGTCATACTGTGTGACAATGTGACAATCTTAGAATGTTATAATGTGTTTATGATACTTGAATATTGTAAGACATTGCTCAAGCTATATTGTAAGGCAATGTTACTTAAATACAGTGTTTAAATATTACAGTGTTATCCTCTCACAATATTACTTAAACAGTATATTACTTAAACACAATCTTTCTATACCACAATAACAGTGTGTTAGGACTATAAACGAACTAGATAACGGTCATGTGTATCACTGTGTATCACTCCATATCAAACAAATTATTGACATAAAAAAAGAATTATTGTTTTATGACGTACTAATAAAAATTTGTCTGATTAAGAGGTGTTATGAATGATGTTTTGAGCATAGAAGATGCATGTTCCTATCTTCAGCTATCTAAACCTGGGTTATACAAACTTGTCCGCAACGGAAAGATTCCAGGGTTTAAGTTAGGTTCGGTTTGGAGATTTCACAAAGAAAGTTTAGATAAATGGATTCAAGAAAGAATACAGGAAGATACAGCTTCAAGAAGTGGCGTGAAGCCTAAAAAGAAAACCCCAAAACGCGCTGTATCACGATAACATTGTAATATTGTGTGACAGTAATGGAGTAATATGAAAGTTATTAGCTCAGTTGGCGCTAAGGGTGGAAGTGGAAAAAGCTCTGTAGCACTATTGACAGCGTGGGAATTAGCAAAAAGACATAAAGCTAAAGTTGCTGTGTTAGATGCTGACGTTCAAGGAACATGTGTGAGCGCCAAGGCGTTAAATCGAGAAATACCTTTCGATATTTATGCAGTGGTTAATAAGACTGATCTTTGGAAAAAAGGTAAACAACTCTCTGAAGAGGGATATGATTATCTTATCATAGATGGAAATCCCAGATCGATACACGAAGATCCTGCACTAATAGAAATCATTGCAAAACTAAGCGATCTAAATCTAATTATATCACGCGCAAGTCCAAGGGATTTAAAGGCGCAGATTAAATATGTTGAAATGGTTAAAGCTTCTACGTCTGGTGAAATCAGATTATTATGGAACTTTTTTCAGAAAAATACTGCTGCACATAAAGAAGGAATTCCAGAAGGGGAAGAATTGCTTAATTTAAAAAGCCTTAAAACGAAAATTGGACTTCGCATTTGCTATCAAGATATTGGTTACGGAGAAAATTATCTTGGAGAGTTAGGAAATAAAGAAGCTCTTGAAGAAATCAAAGAATTGACAAAAGAAATTAAGGGACTACTCCATGGCAAAAAGGATAAATAGAAAACTGAAACCTGCTGGGGAATCTCAACGCGATACAGAAAAAAACATCGAGGATAAATTCGCAAAAACAGAAACCTTAGCGCAATCGAAACCACAAATTCAACCTGTATTGCCCGTTAGGATTAGCCCACAATTGAGCTGCACTATTACCCAGGAAGATATGGACTTCTTGCAGCAATTAACCCTTGAAATGAGTGTTAAAACAGGAAGAATTTTAAAGATCTCTCAAACTGTACGAAGCTTAATTGCATATGGAAAACTCCATAAAGACAATGTGACTGTGATTGAGTGATATTGTGATACTGTAAGATTGTGTGACAGTATTACAAAATAAATATTGAGATAAATGAAAGTTGATAATCAACAAGTTAACATCTGTAAGTAAATGATATACAACGATTTACAAAAATATATGATGATTGAAATGTCAGAAGTTGATATGAGTATTTGCATAAAGCATGGGAAAGAAATTTAGTCTTTTAAAAAGAAGAAAATGACAAACAAAATAAAAATATTTTTTTATATAAAAAATTTCCCAAAACATACTATGAGAACATATTTTGTCTATTTTAAATGTTGTAATAAATATTTTAAATTCGTTAGGCTTTGCTATTAGTGAAAGCGGGGTAAAGTATTTTATTGTGCTTAAGCATGAAAATGAAGAAAGAAAGAATGGTGCGGAATGCATGAATTAAGGCTGAAAGAAGAGACAAAGAGTTTGCGGCTCAATGTCTCCGTCCGAATATGTGAACTGGCGTCCACTTTTAGCTTTAGATTTCGTAAAGTATCAGAGATTGGATCAGTTTTTCAACGAAAAAGATTTATTTTTTTTGATATTGATAAGCTTATTAAGTCATTAAGTGATTATGAATAAATGATTTAAATCTCTGTACATCTGCATTCTGCGCCTCTAAAAATTAAAAGAGGTCGCATGAAAACTTGCTCAATTCTTGAAGAAGTCGCTGAAAAACTTAAAGATAAATCAGTTTGTTCCACAAGCGAATTAGTGAATCTCGGGATTTTCGGATGTCATAATTCGGTACTTGTAGCGCTTAAACGAGGAGATCTTCCTTTCGTTCGCATTTCGCCACGTCGATTAATTGTGGCAAAAAAAGATTTATTGAAATTCATCGAAAGTAATTTTCAGGACAAAAAGAAGAATCAAGGAAGGGAAACATGACGTGGTTCTTCAATTTGATTGGGAAACAGCGATCATCGCTAGAAATGAAACTGAGAAAGCCAGAAATCAATGCCTAATCTCTTTTAACAATTTTCAGGATAGAGAAAAGAAAGATTTCTGGTGGGAAAGAGTGCTGAAATTGTCAGCTGAATTGATTGAGATTAATCGGGAGATTGAAGAAATAGAGGCGGCTGAAACAAACAGACCGCCTAGACACGCATTCAATGGATAATCAGATGATATCAGAAATAGAAGAAAAAGTAAATGAGACGCTAGCTGAAACAGCACAAAACGAACGCGAAACACTTTTCAACAAAATGGAGAAAGAGGCTGTAGATCGAGAGAAAAATAATCGCTACACGCAAGATGAGAATCGTTTTGGAAATTATTATTTAAAACCAGATGGATTGTATTTCGATCCGATTAATGAAAATGAAGTTGTAGAACAACAAGAAGAAGAAAAAAAAGCACCAGTTTGGATAAGTTCACCGATTTATCCAGAAGCTCATCTTAGAGACACAGAAGGAAGAAATCATTCATTACTTCTTAGACTGTATGATGGCGAAAAAGATCATTTATGGCCAATGCCACGCCGACTTCTTGGGAAATGGCCTGAATTAAACGAAACTCTTTTAGACCTCGGACAGAAGACACCCACCAATCCAAAAAATCAAAAATTGCTTTTAGAATTTCTAATGTACGTTCGTCCAGAGAAAAAAATGCGCTGCGTTGATAAGGCAGGTTGGCATGCTGATCAATATGTATTTCCTGATGGCGAAGTTATTGGCAGTGCAGAAGATAGCGAAAGCGTTTATCCAATAAATGAAATTTGTCCAAAAGGGGTCAAACAAAGAGGAACTTTAAAAGATTGGCAAAAACATGTTTTACACCTTTGTGTCGGCAATTCTAGATTAATCTTTAGCCTTGGAACAGCATTTGCCTCCATGTGCTTACAATTGATAGGGGAAGATAGTGGAGGATTTAATTTTAAAGGGCGCAGCAGCATAGGAAAAACTAAGTGTCTCAAGGCTGCGGTAAGCGTGTTCGGTTCACCCGATTACAAAAGAAGCTGGAAAACAACAGCAAACGGACTGGAAGGTGTCTGCGCTCTTTATAACGATAGTTTGTTGCCTTTAGATGAATTTGGACAATCGGATGCAAAAGAAGCCGGAGAGATTTCTTATATGATTTCTCAGGGAATGGGCAAACAGCGCGCAGCAAGAGACGGAACCGCAAGAGAACCGAAGACATGGAAAGTAATGATCTTAAGCACTGGCGAATTAGGTCTAGAAGAACATATGAGAGAGGGGAAAAAGGTAGTAAAAGCGGGTCAAATGGCAAGAGTGGCTGATATTCCTGCCGAGGTAACGAAAGGGTATGGATGCTTTGAGAAAATTCACCACTGTAAGGACGGAGAAGAATTTTCTAACGAATTAGATAAAGAGTGCGGGAACTATTTCGGAACAGCTGCAAGAGCTTTTATTAAGGGCATAGTTAATTATGGAATAGAAGACGCTCGTAGGGATCTTCGATTTGCAATAGATGATTTTGTTGCGGACAACGCCAATAATTGTGATGGACAAGTTAAACGAGTAGCTCGTCGTTTCGGGTTGGTTTATTCTGCTCTGTTTTTAGCTAAAAAGTTCGATGTGTTGGGAGAAGGATTAACGGATGATGAAGCAAAATCAGCGGTTAAAACTTGTTATCAAGATTGGTTAGGCGATCGAGGAACAACAGGGGATATAGAATCTCATAGTTTAGTTGAACAGGTTACAGGATTGCTGCACGAAAACTCAGATGGAAAGTTTATTGGAACCGATTCTATGGAAGATAAAAGAATAAGACAAACTGTATGGGGATACAAAGACGGTGCAAAATTTTATGTATTGCCTAAAGCCTTCAAAGAAAATCTTTGCCAAGGTTTTGATCCCACGCAGGCAGCAAAAATACTAATAGAAAAAGGTTTGTTAATTCCTGATAACCAAGGAAAAAGCAGCACAAACAAAAAAATCCCAGCCCACACTAAAAAACAAGATCGCTTTTATGTGATTGATTTAACAGAAGACGATTCATAACATGTTGATTATTAATCAGGATACACCAAGTTACACACTAAAAAAAAATGAGTGTAACCAAAAAAAATCATTCAGGATGCTTTGTGAGTATATATATATATATAGGTTACACAGTTACACTAGATACACTATATATATCAAGTCGCGCGCAAAGAGGTCTTACTTATCCTTTTTTCAATTTATTTTATTTTTTAAGTTTATAGTTTTGGTGTATCTGGTGTATCTGTGTAACGTTGTTGAATATAAATAACTTAAGTTTATTTTTAAGGTGTATCTTGCGTGTATCCAAGGGTGTAACCAATAAAAAAACGGTAAAAATAGATCATGAACATAAAAGACTTGGTTGAGGAGGCTGGTTACACACCAAAAAAGAAAGCCTCGACTCATGGGGGCGAATACTGTTCTCCATGTCCATTTTGCAAAGAAGGGGATGATCGCTTTCTGATCTGGCCAAATAGACTTAACGGTAATGGCTCTTATACAGGAGGTCGTTTCGATTGCCATAGGCATTGTGGCAAAAAAGGGGATGCTATTACTTTTATTCGTGAACTGTATGGTCTTTCATATAAAGAAGCGTGTGAAAGGTTAAAAATCGAGCCAAAAAAACGAGATGTATCATTTGTTACCAAGAAAGAAATCAAGTTACCTATTGCTAAAGAACCGTCGAAATTATGGAAGGATAAAGCAATGGTTTTTGTTGAATGGAGTCATATCCAATTGATGGCGAATCAAAAAGCTTTAGCCTTCGTTATGAATAGAGGATTCTCTCTTGAATCGATCAAAAGGTTTAAACTTGGATTTAACCCGAAAGATTTGTGGAGAGTAAGAGAGGAATGGGGGGTTGAATCGCAAACAAAGGAAGATGGGACACTTAAAAAACTCTGGTTGCCCGCTGGCATTGTTATCCCTACTTTTTCAGAAGATCAAGTTATCAAAATCAAGGTAAGGAGATCAAATTGGAAAGAAGGGGATGAGCTACCTAAATATGTTGAATTATCTGGCTCAAAGCAATGCCACTCTGTTTATGGCCAACAATCTTTGAAAGTGACTCTCATTATTGAAAGTGAATTGGATGCTTTGCTTATGCAACAAGAAGCAAGCGATTTGCTTTATTGTGTTGCTTTGGGAGGAAGCTCAAAATCTCTCGACTTAGAAACCGATCAATTATTAAAGCGTACTTCGATTCTTCTTTTCTGCCCTGATTTTGATGAAGCTGGAGCCAAAGCATGCGCTAAATGGAAAAAAATATTCCCATCGATTCAACGGGTGCTAACACCTGATGGAAAAAGCGCAGGAGACGCCTATCTTGCAGGAGTGAATTTGCGAGAGTGGATTATTAGTTCTTTAGAGACTATTCAGAGAAACGAGACAAAAAGAAAATAAATTGAGTGAGAATTATGAAAATTGAAATTGTTGAATTTTACCCAATGGAACATGACGAAAGGAAAGAATTCCTAAATGGAACACTTCGAGTTAAGCTTCTTGATATCGGGATTCACATTCTTGGAATTTACGTTTCAAAGAAAAAGGACTTTTGGTTTTTTAATCTTCCTGGAAAGCTTGCAACTCATCACGAAACTGGCGAGTCTGTTAGGTATCCCTTCATTGTGTTCGAAGATCTAGATAAACAGAAAGATCTTATAACTGCAATTCGAGAGCAAGGTCGTGCTTTCATTGAAAAGAGACTTGTTGATGTCGAAAACCCGCTTGTTTTCCCTCAGAAATCAAAAATACCATCGAAGCAAGTTCAACCATCTAAGAACGATAATAACTCAACAGCAGTCAAGGAAACTGTCATCGAAAAAAACAATAAACTAATAGCATCCATTGCATCGAAAGAATGGGTAGACCCTCCGAAAAGGAAGTTGCCAACAAAAAAACGCGCTTTTAGATCGTAATTAAAAAAAAGATTATATGTATTGTCAGAACGAATGAAAATGATTATATTATTAACAAGCAGTTCAAAGGAACAAAATGACAAATATTGATAACGAACCAAAAGAAGATAGTAAAAAGAATTTAAAGCTTAATTTTAAAAGTGCTTTCAGACGTTATGATTTTGTTGTCACCTTAGAACATACCTTATTGGGATGGAAAACCGATTTCTCAGGAAGGAATATAAAGACTGGAAGAGACGGAGATATGATTATAAAAACCTTATCTTCCGCAGAAGGGGTCGATGTTTCTCCTAATGCTAAAGAAGCTTTCGCAAACGCTTGGTTTGGATTATCCGATGGTGAGGATCCTGAAGAAGTCAATTCAAAATTAGAAAGAGAATTAAAAAGGAAATAATATGCCAGCACCTAAGAATCATCCACCCTATAAAGGAAGCGAAACTGGAGGAAGACCTCGAAAATTCTCAACTGAAGATGTCGAACGCTTCGCTGATGAGCTTGTTGAATGGATGAAAGATGAGTCGAGATTTTGGTTTAAAGATTTTTGTTTAGAGAGGGACATTGATCCTGATTGTATGTCTGAATGGGCTAAAGAAAACCAAAAGTTTTGCGGAGCTTATAAGCTAGCAAAGGGTTTGCAGGAGAGTAGAATCTTTAAGGGATCAATGATGGAGACTTTTAATTCAGGCATGTCAAAGTTCGCCTTAATGAATTGTCATGGATGGTCTGATAAACAAGAAAGTAAAATTTCAGGCGATGCGGCTTCCCCTCTAGCTTTCCTTATGCAGCAAGCCGATGGAAAATCTAAGGATATTGTTAAAGATGACGCCTGATGCAATAGAAAAAGCCTCAGAGAGGTTAAATGATCCTAAGTGGAGGCTTAATAATCTTTATTTAATTATCGATAAGTCGGGAAACAAAAAACATTTTAAAATGAATTGGGCTCAAGAGGAGCTCTACGATAACTTGTGGTTTTGTTCGATTGTTTTAAAATGTCGCCAAGTTGGAATCTCGACATTTATTTCTTTGCTTTACCTCGATCGCTGTTTATTCAATTCAAATTGCAGTGCTGGGATCATTGCTCACACGCGCGAAGATGCTGAAATGCTTTTCCGAAGAGTGAAATTTGCTTATGAGAATTTGCCTGAAGAGGTAAAGAAAATAAGAGTCGCAAACATGGACAATGCTAGAGAGCTGCAGTTCAATAATGGCTCTTTGCTGCGTGTAGGAACTAGTATGAGAGGGTCAACGCTACAATTTTTGCATATTTCTGAATTCGGGAAAATATGCGCTCGCTATCCTGAGAAGGCAAAAGAAGTTATCACGGGTTCATTGAATACTTTAGCCCCCGGTCAGTATGTAATTATTGAGAGTACCGCAGAAGGACGCGAAGGTTATTTTTACGAAATGTGTAAGGAGGCCCTTGCAGAAAAAGACTCTAATAAAAAACTTTCAAAATTAGATTATAAAGCCTTCTTTTTCCCTTGGTGGAAGCATCCTGATTATCATCTTAACCCTGAAGGCGTGTCTATTCCGCAAGATCTAAGAGATTATTTTAATAAGTTAGAGGACACCGATAAAATCAAGCTTCTCCCCTCTCAAATGGCGTGGTATGCCAAGAAACAAGCCACTCAGGGGCTTGGGATGAAACGGGAATATCCTAGCACTGCTAATGAGAGCTTTGAGACTGCAAATGAAGGTCTTTACTACGGCGCGTTGCTGACCAAGGCCCGAAATGAAAAGAGAATTTGTAAGGTTTATTACGATGAAAATTTGCCCGTGCATACTTCTTGGGATTTAGGTTTTGGAGATTCAACAGCTATCTGGTTTTTTCAGCTCGCAAATCAAGAGATTCATCTACTTGAGTATTATGAAAATAGTGGATATGCATTACCTCACTACCTTAAGTATGTAAAAGACAGGCCATATTCTTTAGGAAAAAATCTAGTCCCTCATGATGCCGACACACATGAATACGGCACAGGCTTAACCCGTGTAGAAATCGCACGGGGTCAAAATGTCCAGTTTACTGTTGTGCGGAAACTTGGAGTCGATGAAGGGATCGACGCAGTGCGTAACATGCTTAATAGGTGCTGGTTTGATGAAGAAAAGTGTAGTACTGGGATAAAGATGCTGGAATCTTATAAAAGATCGTGGAATGAGAAAGGCGGGTGCTGGGGAGAAAATCCCTTTCACAGTTTCGCTTCACACGGCGCAGACGCATTTAGATATCTTGCCATAGGTTTAAACCTAGTAAAAACAGGCATGACCCCCGATGACACTCGTAGATTGAGAGAACAACAACTTTCAGGTGGTTTTTACTCTTCAAATCCTCAAATCCCACCAATTAATCCCTATGGAAGTTTAAGAATCTGATTTATATCTATTTAAACAGCATTTTACTCTGTGAAAAAGCATTGAAATATGTTATACAAATTACTTTAATTTATCGTAAATTTAAGAATAACTATGAGTCCTTTACAAGAATATTATTCACAAAATGGTGGAAGAGACTCAGGTGGAGAGATATTTACTGGTAGAAATACGAGCGATGTAATGGAAATGTTACAGAGATCTAAAAGTCGACGTCATAGAACAAGTATAGATAAAAAACAGACTCCTCCTCCTCAACAAGCAACTCCATCTCAAAATCCACAACAACCACCAGTTGCAAACCAACCTGCTCCAGTCGAAAATCAATCTGTTAATAAAGAAACAAGATCAAATCGTATTGATAGATATATAAGTGAAAAACTAAAAGATCCTAAATATAAATTTATCAATGATGCAATTGCTCACATAGATGAAAGATCTAATAATCCTAAATCAAAAGAACAAATAAGACAGGCAGAGATATGGAAGAAGATGTCTCCAGAAGCAAAACGAAGAATGGTTTTTTATCAAAGAAAATTACTTCCTAAATCTTATGAAGAAATGGAAGAAGATGATAAAGATTATCCGTTATGGAAAGAACTTATTGGATATGATAATCCCCATGCACCTTTTGCTCCTGTAAAAGAACAACTTGATAGCATATTTGAAGGAATATCAAATTTAAAGGATGCAATTTCTGGAACTCCTGAAGAATTTGGTAAAGTTAAAACAGGAACTCCAGAACAAGAAGAATATCAAAAAAATTTATATAAAACTGAAGGTGGTCGAAACGATCCTCTATATCAAGCAGGATATAAAAGTCTTCAAGAAGCTCTTTCAAATGATCCTGAGTCTATAAGAGCTTTTGAAGCGCCATACTTGGAAAAATTTGAACAAGAAACAGTACCTGGATTGTTAGAAAAATTTGGAAGTTTAGGAACTGGAGCAGGTGCAACCTACGGAAGTGGTCTTCAAAATTCATTAGCTCAAGCAGGTAGAGGATTACAAAAAGATTTAGCTGCAATGAGAGAAGGACAAAAAGAAACTGCAAGAGGACAAGCTGGAGCTTATTCGAATATCCCAGTTGAAAATCAATTAACAGGTCTTAAATTTAGCCCATATGAATCTCACTATAAACCTGCACAAGCTGGGTATGGAGATTATGCAGCTCAAGCAGCAATAAAATATGGTATACCAGCAATATTTGGAGCACTTTAATATGCCAATTCACGAACTAAAGCCAGGATTTAACAGAGCTGAATTTCTTGGAGAAACCCTTTCAAATACTCTTAAAGAAACATTCCATAACATTGCCGAAAAGAAGAAGGAAGAAAGACATTTATCATCTTTGGAAAAAGGATTAAAAGAAGCTGAATCTAGTTTGACGAATCCAAATCTTTCACCTGAACAAAAGCATATTAGACTTCATCAAGCTCTTCGTAAGCATCCAGAAGCTGCACAAAGACTTTCCGATCAATTGTTTAAGAGAGAAGAATTTACTCAGAAAGCAATCGGTAAAGAGAATGAAGCTAATTCAAAAAAGGAACAGAATAAACAAATTCTTAGAGATTTAGAAAAGAGAAGAAAATTGGAAGAAGGTGAGTTAGATCCCTATGTAAATGATCCAAGACTTGCTGAAAGTCTTACAAGACCTCAATCAGAAAAACCAGTACCTCAAACTCAATTTGAAAAAACTTACCAAACAGATTTAGCTAAGCAATATAAGGAAGATCAAACTCAAACTGCAAAGTCTCGGGATGCTTTAAAAAATATTTCTAGAATGGAGAATTTATCTAAGAAGTTAACAGGCGTGACAGGTTATGGAAAAGCCTTAATCGGATCATCGGATGCTTCAGAATTTGACGCTTTAGGATTAGCTTCCATAGAGCCTGTTTTAAAAATATTCAACCCTGTTGGAGCTATTCCCACTCAAAAAATTAATTTGATTAAAGATAAATTTTCTCCCAAAGCCACAGATCGTCAACCAATTATTGAAGGTAAACTTCGTGCTTTAAAAGCTTTTAACGAACAA